GCTACATTATTTGAATCAGGAGTTATTACTTCATCTACATCATTAACATTACCTGCTCCAAATTGAATTTGAAGGTTATTTTCTTCTGTTAAACGAGTAGCAAAACGTCTTTGTACTTTTTTTAATTGTAATAAATAAGGTGTTTCACCATCATCAGCTACATTATTAGGATCATTTGTATTAGTATTTTTTATACTATCAAATACCATTTCTTGAGCTAAGTAATCTACTTCACTATAAACATTACCATCAGAATCAACTATATCTAATACTCCTATAATATTATCTGATGTTATATCAATTGTGGGAAATGGTTCATGGGTCCCAAAAGTAAAATTTTGGGTATTTATATTAGCTGAAATTGCTTTTCTTGTTTTCTTTAATAAATAATATTGAGGATCTGTACCAGCTACTTGATATATAGATACTTCGGTTGGATCTAAAGAACTTGATTTAGAAAAATCACATTGATCTTCCATTAAAAATGTAGATGTAGAATCTTGAGTTGAGGTAATTGTGGTATTTTCTCCTATAATTAAAGCATAATCCATATCAGGGATGTATTCTGCCCCTACTAATTTAGACGGTACTTGTTGGTACAATTCTACTATTGCTTGAGCCGCACCTGTTGCTTTAGGTTTGTAACCAAACATATAAGCTAATTCATATAAATTATTAGTTTGTCTAGCTAATGTTGTAAATGTTTCTTGTAATTGATTATCTAAATAAAAGGACATTACATCACCTACATAAGCAGCTTGTTCCATAAACATCATACCAGGTGATGTAGGTGAAAAATCATTGTAAGTATTAGGGAAATAAGTTTTGGAAAATTCTATTAACTTAGCTCTAATATCTGAAAAGTCTCTATTTAAATATTTTACGTCTCTATTTGCTGTAGCCATTATGCAAAGTCTATTTCTAATGTATCACTAATATTAGTGTTTATAACATTATAAGTTAATGATACTGTTATTGTGTTTAAATCTTCTTGTCTTAATATTTCTAAATTACCTACAGCTACATTTGGAAAAAATATATTTAAATCTTGTTGAATTCTTTCTTCTAAAAAATCTAAATTGTCTGTTGTAATTTGTTGAAAAATAAATGCTCTTAATCCCCCACCAAAACTAGGATTAAGAGGTCTTTCTCCTGGATTGGTTAAAAAATAATTAATTAAATTGTTTTTAATAGCTGCTTTTGTAGTATAATTAGGTCTAAATACACCCGGGGCATTAAAAGGAATATCTACCCCTACAGCAGCACTTTTATCAAAGTCAATTGGAAATATTTGTTGAGCGTCAAATGCCATTATTTATTTGTCATTAATCCCATTATTTGATCCATTCCTACTTCTCCAGCAGGTAAAGCACCATTTGGTGATGTTGTATCTATTGTACCTTGAGGGTTAAATGGTTTATTTCCAAACCCCTTAGCATCTTTACTTGTAAAACTTAATGCTGTTTCACCTATAACATCCATATATTTCTTTTTCTGTTCTGCTAAAGATACAGATGAGGGTGAAGATATTGGAGCTGCTACATTTGTAGAAGGTGTTCCTAATTTAGTTTCATTAACTACTTGTTTAGGTGCTCTTACAGCTTCTAATAAAACATCCTTAAGCTCTTCTTGTATAGCTTCTTTTACTGCTTCTTTAATTAATTTTTTTAATACTGTTGATTTCATGTGTTGTTTTTTATAAATATTGTACTAATCTGCTTTTAAATCATTTTGTTGAATATAAAATACTAACTCGTCAATTAAAATTTGATCATTAGAACTATATGAGGGCTCACCCTGTAACATTATAACTCCTTGAGCATTTCGAGCTACTGCTCTTCTTTGTTTTAATTCATTATCAGTTTCACCATCTACTGCTATAACATCCATTTCAAATCCATTTATATTTGTTATAACAGGAGATAATTGATTAGATTGAAATTGTGTAGATAATAATAAATCATCTGTAAGTTTTTCTTGAGGTAGTGCTCCTTCTATAGCACATTTTCCTATAACTTGATCTAATAAAGCTAATAAAGCTAGAATTCTTTCTAATATTTGAATTAATATAACTAAAACCATTAATGTAACTGAGGAAATTAATTTATATTTTTTTAATTCTCTTTCTATTTTTTCAACTCCAGTTGCTGATGACCCGGGAATAGGTGTTACAGATGTTGAAGGTATAAGGGTTAAAGCTTTTAAAACTTCTAAAGCAATTTGAGCTGCTGTTAAAGTTGTATCTAAAATTTGAACTCCAACTTTAACCCCATTTAAAAAATTATATATATTGTTTAATGCCTTAACTAATCTATTCTTTTTTTCAATTAATCTATTTAATTCATCTAAATTGGTAGGACAAGTTACATTAAGATCTCCAAACTTTTTATTTAGTGCTTCGGAAGCTTTTGCTATACCAAAAGCAGCTAATTGTGCTAAAACCGCAGGTAATAAAACTGTTTTAACTGTTGTTATTACTTGGTTCATAGCTTGTTGTTGAGCCATTTCAAAATTAATTTTTGGTAATTTCATAGCTTCAACTTGAAGATCAGGAAGAGGAAGTTCAGCATCAATAGCATCTTTTAAATCTACTTGTGTAGATTGTAACTTTATTATACCTAAATTATTTTTAATAGTACCATCTTGGTTAAATGGTTTTTTAGTAGCTTGTCCATATCCTTTAGCAGATATGTTTATATCAAATAAACTACCACTAATATAATCCCCTAATAAAGTAAAATCCCCAGTTGTTTCAGAAGTTGTATTATTTCCTAAAGTATCTTTTATAGTAGCACCCGTAATAGGATTATCTTCATTATCAACAACTGTTCCTTTAGTTTTATATTTAATAGATTGGGTTGCAGATTCATCCACAAAAGATACTATTTTAAGAGTACCAAAATCAACAGTATCCTTTTTTAAAGTATCTAAATATTCTTGTCCTACTTTTAATGCTTCTACCTTTAAAGTTTCATAGTTAGCCTCTACAATAGGGGAGGTAGTTAAAGCATATGATATTACATATCCTTCGGGAAAATTAGTTAATGTTATTTTTCCTAAATAACCAAATTCACTATCCTCCTCAAAAGTAATAGTACCTTTTACTTCACTTTTATCAGCAGCTACTTGATATGTTGGTGTGTTTTCTGATTCATCTACTGGGGTAGGTGGTGGGTTTTGGGCTTCATATGAAAATCTATCTTCAGTTAAACCTAATACTCTTATACTATCAAATTTAGGAGAATCTATGATATCAAATACAATATCTTCAAAATATTGATTAACTATATCATCAGGAAATCCTGAAGTTTCAAATTCTAAATCTTCTTCTTCTGAGTTAAATTTGGCTACAACTGCAAAAGGTGGTTGTTTTTGAAGTACAGTAAAATTAAAAGTTACATCATAACCAATATTAGTTTCTGTTAAGACAATTAATCCTGCTCCTTGAAACTCAACAGTATCATTATTAAAATTTATATTATATTTTATATTCTCCCCAACAGCCATTATACAGTTTTACTTACTTTTGATTTAATATTTACTAAATCTTTTTTAACATTATTTAATATAGCTTTAGTAGTTGTAGCTGTTACTGAAGTAGCACCATCAGGTGTTGGAACACCACCAGGCCATAATTGTTGTACCTCCATTACATTTACTAAAGTTATTAAAGCATCTACTACTTGAGTTAAATTTTTATATAAAGTTTCTCCTTTAACTAAGGGTTCAGTAGCATCTTTACTACCTAATTTGATACTACCCGCAGCTACAATATAATTTTTTGAATTAAAATTTAAGGAATCATTTGAAGATAATCCAACTGATTTTTCAGCACTTAATAAAACACTATCTGTTTTAGCATTAAAAACTAACCTATCAGAATTAATTATAACTTGAGGTTTAGTGTATTGAGAGGGTGTTTCTGGGGGTGTTTTATATGAATTATAATTTTCACTAGCTACTTGAATAGGTATTTTTTGTGTAGATGTTTGATATATTGAAGATAAATCAGTATTAATTTTTTCTGTTATTGGAACCCAACCTTGGGGAGATGCATCTGTTGGTTGACCATTTCTAATAATGATAATAGGATCACCATTTTCCCCTGTTGAAGACCAATCATTTAAATAAGGATTTTTATCTACTCTACCACTAGTTGTATTAACTGATTGAGCAGTACTTCCAAATCTTATACTATTTCCCCATCTACCTTGATAAATAATATCTCCTGCAAAGGGTAATAATGGATGTATATTAGATCTTTCTTTAAAAGTTTGTTGAGTTGTATTAATTGGGCTATTTAAATCTATTTCTGTTGATTGATCTGTTACTCTTCTTACTGAACCTGCTTGAGTTTGCTGATAGTCTTTTTGTTGGGAAGGAGGTAAATCTGTATTTGTAATAGGGTTTGGATAAGCATTATGATGCGGGTGATTCCATAAACTTATCATATTAATA